ATAGAACTATCTATATGTGGTTTATAATAATCAGAATTCTCATAGTAAGAAAGTAAATGATTTCTAATATTACAATGGAAGAAAAGTTTAAATAGACCGTTATATTTTAATAAATTTGTTCTAAACTCTTCAGTATTGGTTTGTTCGAAACCAAAAGAAATTAAAGCAGAGTGATTCCAATTTTTAAATACTGCTTCTAAAAAGACACCACTTTTTTTAGTCATGATCTCACCACTATCGGGGTGTACTGCTGGCACTAGTGATTCTTTATCACTACTCATTATAGATTTTTTACACAACCATTTAAGTTCGATGTTAATAAGTTTTAATTGATCTTCTGTGTAAAAATTATCAATAACAACTGCATCAATACCATCAGCGATATAAGTAAACTCCATCAAAATGCCCCTATCAGGATACAATCTTCATTGATACGACCATTGGGTGTAGATGGCTTTGTGGTGAGTTTCTTAAATGCTGCATTCAAGGCACGTTTGCCCAAAGCAAGACCCTTAAAAAATTCTTGTGGCTTGCGTAGTTTCATAGACTGAGAGTCTTTAACACTAAACCCAAGAACGGTTGTACCTTTAACAGAAAGCAAATTATTATCACTTTTATACACAGTGACCTTACGATACTTTGTATTATACACCCACACTTCGGTGGAGCCAACGAATGTTTCTGGATTCACAGACTTCAGTGAAAGATCTGCAAACTCTTTCATGTACTTCATCTTGGCAACAATCTTGCTAGGTGGTTGTGGCTTACGTTTACGTGGTGCACGGGATGCTTTGGCAGTTTGCACTTGCTGTTGGCAGTCAGAGATTAGTTGGTCAACGAAAGAAGAAAACTTCTTCATTTCTTTCTTAGTGAATTTAGAATATCCTTCAACCAATTGATCATCGTCACCATCAATGGCTTCTTTCAATTCTTCTGAAAGAGGCATAAACAATTCACTGATTCGTTTAGCTACTGGTGCAGAAACGTCATTGGAAAGAAGATAATTCTTTGCAGAGAATACAACATTGCCATGAGAGATGACATAGTCATCAATGCCCGCATCAAATTCAGCTGCATGTTTACGAGCAGTCTCCTCAATGCGTTCCTGAATGCTAATGACGTTCGTTGATGCTTTGGATTCTTTCTCTACTTCTTTGCTGGCTTTATATTTGGCAACAAGAACAGCAACTCGACTCTCGAGAAGAGCCATGTGTTCATCTGTGAGTTTATTGCCATTAGACAGAAGACGACACAAGATACCAATCTGACGTACTTCGAAGTCAGTTGCTTGATTCAGTGCAAGGACTTCGTTCCTTTTGCCTAGTTTTGCAAAGTATTGAATGGCAAACTTTAATCGTTTCTTTTCGTTTGTATGTTCAGTATACCATACCAATGCAGTGCTGATATCTACAGTATAATTCTCAGGACGTAGCGTAGGCTCATCTTTAATCTTACTAAGTTGAGTGTATTCCTTGGCACGTTTCTTTGCAGCATTCAAATTCATAGGTTCATGACCTCCATTATATAATATATTATACTGTAAAACTGAATTAAAGACAACTAAATCCTACACTCTGTAGGATTATTTCGCTGTAACCTTCTCGTATAGCTCCACAAAATCTTCGTGGTCTGCAACTTCTTGATGTAGACTCTGTTTGTGATATGTTTTTGCGATCTTAGAAATAACTTTCTTGGGAATTTGCAAGGTATTAGATTGATCTTTAACGATCTCTTTAATCAAATCTCGCTCTGCTTTAGTGCGAGTCATACAATCACTAATCTCACCAATTGCTTTTTGCAAGTTACTTTTTTGCTCAGGTGTCAAAGCATAATTCATCATTTATCCTTATCTGTAGTTGTAGAAATACTAGCCTTTAATGCTGATGGAATAATAATTGCAGCAATCCAAGTTTCAATTGTGTATGGGATGGCGAGAACAGGGAATAGAGTGTTCAGTGCCCAAATAAATGCGATTGGTGCACCAATAACAATCATTACAACAATGATAATATACAATGCCATATTATCATTGGGCAGATGTTTAAGATTAATCATAGGCTAAAACTCACTTTCTTTACACTGTCCCATCGGAAGGATCTCCACTCTTGTTTCTCTGTATCAAAGACGCGAACTGCGGATCCAGAAGACGAGCCACTGGTTTTTGGTTGTTTTTCTCTTGGGATTCTGCTTTCAACAAGTGTGCAGAGCATGTCTCGTTCTGTCCCGTCTTTTTTGGTAAAAGTAACGCACAAGTCCTTCGTATGTTCGTCATAAAGTAATCCATATGTCCATTTTTTGAATTGTTCGAACTCTTGTTCATCTTTATTAAAACTTATTGAAATCGTCTTTGTTGTCATTATCAAATCTCACCTTTAATTCATTACTTATTATACATTTCTTTTTCTTACAAAACAAATTTACTTAATCACTGCTGTCCACCTGATGCCGGTCACCGCATTCGGTACAGGTATACTCCGTGTGGCAGTTACCAATGGTCTTGCTGACGTAGTTGTGGGTGCATGGCTGACCTTTGCGATTTAGACGCACTTGACCAGTCACATTGGTCCATGCAAATTGATATTGCCCACCACAGTTAGTACATGTCACAGTGTCATCTTGTGGCCTGTACCCGTACCAGTTATACTTGACCGCAAACTCCTTCATAGCACCTGGGCAGGGCATGTGGCCAGTACCACGACACACAGGACAGGTACCATGGCCTTTGTCATAGCCTCGATCCATGCGCCATGAGGGAGTATTAGTAGAATTCATGCGACTTCCTTTTTTCTCAGAGAAAGAGTTTTACCAGTTTTACCAACACTATTGGGTGTTAAGTTCCCACTGCCTTCTAGTCTACCACTAGGTTTAGTGTAATGTGGCTCCAACTTCTCGAGATCAGACTGAAGACTTTCCCAAGGAATAACTTGGCGTTGATTCCTTGGACCAAGACCTTTGACCTTCGCATTCTTCATTTCTGACATAGGCTCTTTCGGAGGAGCAAATATCTCGCTGACCCATCTACATGGTTCACCAGGTTGCCAAGAGCGGATCTGTATAGAACAGTGGGCAAAAATCCGAACAGTTGCTTCGAATACGGACGGTTTACCAAACTTTACAAAGAGAAATTTTTCGCCTCGCGGAGTAATTTCATATCCAGCACGAGGTGCCTCTCTTGGTCCTCCAAGATTATCAACACACGTGTAGCCCTTCTCTTTAGCCCACTCAAGGACTTTTTCCTGCAGATCTTTCATAATCTTAGTATTCATAGTGTCTCCAATTTTTCCATCAGCGCATCAAAACTTCTATAGATCTCTTTGGGATAGTATCCTTTGTGTATATTCCAGGGATACTGATTGGTTCTAAGAGTCATAAAGTTTCGATTCCAGATTTCCACGACAGCATCCAAAGACCTTGCTCGTCCAAAAACAACTGACAGGACTTTTTTGTTTTTCTTAACATGTTCTCCAGTAAGCACACCGTAAGGAGCGTTGAAACCTTTATCCAATGCCCAATCGTGTATTGCATTCTGAATAGCTTTGCTGTTCATATCATGTACCGTTTCTAAATTTGCCACAATTCATTTGCTCGTAAGGTCTTAATGATAATTTTCTGCATCTTCAGCGTACTGCATAAATTCATACTGTTTTTGCAGTTCAAGATTGTTGAGTTCTTCTTGTTCTTGCAAGAAGGCATCAATCATGTTTTCGAGATAACTTCGCTGGTCTTCTTCAGCGACTTCTGCACACAGTGCATTAATATCATCAGAACTCATAATCACAGTCATTATACACGCTCCATCACTTTAACACCAGAGTAAATGGAAAAAAGACCAACTGCAGCAACCAATAAATGCAGTGGCAACTCAGCATCTGTACCAGTTTCCATACCGCCAACAGCACAAAAGACTAGAAGAAAACCGACAACCAAACGAATTGAACCTTTCATCACAACTCCTTTTTCACATTTCATACATCTATTATACTATAATTTGCAATTAAAGACAACAGTGGGGTTTAATAACCCCACCAAACTGAGGGTTATTCTTCAGCAAAGACCACCGATAGATAACCAGCCAAATAAGAGTCAGAACAAGCCAGACGAAGACGAAAGTCATTCACGATATAATCAAACGAAGCATAACAAGCAGATTCAGTTGGACCACCAGCCATAATTCGACCACTAAGACCTAAGTCAGCAGTAGCGTCACGAACACCAGCAGAGAAAGTAGAAAATTCATTCATAGTATAAAACCTTTCACAATTGACCTTTTATTCTAAATTTAGACTCTATTATACCATAAGTTGCAACTAAAGACAACAACTTTTTGGATGAAAAAAACCCCTGTAAATCCAACAACTTACAGGGGTTAAACCTTACTAGGAGTAGGGTTATCCTTTTAGTTCACCACGTTCGATCAAAATCTTCTTGTTAGCCTGATGTTCTGCCTGTGTCAATTCTTTATTCTCGCCTTTATATGGCACAGCGTAATTATTTTGAATCAGCCAATCATTGACACGAGTGCCGTCTTCAAGAATAAAAACTCCTAAGATTCTACCAAACTTGTCATCGTTGCTATCAGATTTTTGTGTCTCAATAATTTGCCATGAACCAGCAGGTAATTTCTCTGATAATTTCTTTTTAGAGAGTTGCCCACGAACCTTTTCTTCTGCAATGCTAGTTCTAGATTCTGGAGTATCGACTCCAGCCATACGCACTCTTTGGTTAGCAAGAATGATTTTAAAACCTAAATCTAAATCGATGTCAACTGTGTCACCATCAAGAACTTTAATTATCTTACATTTGTATTGATACATAATATATCCTTAATCGTTACGACTGTTTCTATGAGTTGGATCTCCAGCGTCAAACATTGGCATTGTAGTTGCATCAGCTAAAGGAGATGTTGGTGCAAAGTCAAACCCGAACCCACTTTGTGATGTTGGTGAAGCCATTGGACGTGGTGGCATCGCGCCCATCATACCCATTGGTTTTGGTACAGTAGAACTTGGTGTCACTGGTGATTTATCCCAACCTTTACTTGCAGCATGTAACGCTAATTTTTGCGCATCTTTATCTCCACCTGCTAACATGATACCTGATAGAGTACCAGTCAAGAATGTAGCGATAGGAATAATCAACTCAAAGAATTTTTGGTCAATTGGTGAAATCGCGTTTAGTGGTTGCGTAACAAAAATGAGAGAGTATAAAACTACAAATACAATTCCT